GGTGGCACTTCTTCCCCCGTTTTAGCCAGTCTAACCGTTGATACAGATACGCTGTATGTGGATTCTGCAAATAATAGAGTTGGTATAGGTACTGCGAGTCCTGCACAAGCATTAGTAGTAAATCGTAATAGTGGAAACACATATTTAGATATTAGAAGAGCTACACAATCACAAGGACAGGTTGCTTTACAGCTTGCTGGTGGTACAGGTGGTACTAACTGGATTATGTATCAAGATACTTCTTCAAATGATTTAAGATTTTATGGTAATTCAGACAATAGAGTTACCATAGATACTTCAGGCAATGTTGGTATAGGTACGACTGATCCAAAACAAAAATTAACTGTTGCAGGTAGATTAAATTCTGACGGTAATAATGATTATTATGGTGCTTGGCTTACAGGTGATACTTCAACTGGAGGATATAATCATGTTGCTGTGGGAGCTTGGTATTCTTCTGCTGCATATTTAGAAAGAAAGCAAGGCGAAGGATATACTCATTTATATGAATACAATCCAGCACACCATATAGTAATTCAAGCAGGCTCTGGAGACAATGGTAGAGCAAGTTCATCTGCAGGAAATGTTGGTATAGGAACGACTAGTCCTGCTGTAAAAACGCATATTTATAATTCTACAACATCAAATGAATTTTTAAGAATTGAACAAGGAACATCTGCTTATGGTGCTCAGATTAGATTTATAAATCCACATAATTCTCTTGCATACATTGGTCTTGCTGGAGATTCAACTGGAGATTTGCTTCATTATAATGGTGCTGATACAAACAGCCTATTTTACACAGGCGGTACAGAACGCATGAGGATACATAATAAATCAACGCTGTTTAGTAACAGGGTTGGATTAAATTATCCATGTGAGCTTATGTTCAATGGTGAATATAATGTTAGCAATCAAGATGTAGCGGTTGAAGCAGGCAGAGTAGCAAGAATAGAATATTTAAAAGATGATTTTCTTCGTTTTCAAGGCACGGCTTCAGTTGCAGCAGGTGCAGGTGTAACTTATACAGACAGAGTTAAAATTGATATTGCTAATGGTGGCATATTATTTGGAAGTGATACCGCAGCAGCAAACGCATTAGACGATTACGAGGAAGGTACTTGGACTCCAAATGTTCATATTAATGGACATACACAATCTGTCAGTTCTACATCAGGAAAGTATGTAAAAATTGGTTCAATGGTACATGCTTATTTTAGTATAAATTATAGTGCTGCTGGTTATGCAAGTAGTTGGTCATTGATAAATAATTTACCATTCGCAATTCCTTCTGGCGGATATGATGGCACAGCAGGTAATTATGGTACTAGTAGTATTTCAGCAAATGCTTGGGGTTCTCCTACATGGGTAGCTACAGGTTCATCTGCTGTTTATATGTATCCATCATATAGCACAGTAAATACAACGAATTATTCAGGGTTTTGTGTGTACTTTATAAGTTAAATTTATACCTAGTGGATTCTAGGTAAGGAGAAAATAAAAATGGCAATAACAAAAGAACTAATAGAAGATAAAATAGAAATCGTAGGCGATTACAAATCTGTACAGGTAAGAACTGCTACAGTCATCAAAGAAGATGGCGTAGAACTTAACAGGTCTTTCCACAGGCATGTAGTAAATTGCTTAGACGATATAAGCGAGCAATCAGCAGAAGTCCAAGCAATCTGCAACGCAGTATGGACAGACGAACTGAAAGCAGCTTATCAAGAGTTTCTAGATAGCCAAGCATTACCTGAGTAAATGAACGATGTCGTAAGCCTAATTAATGAAGTAGGCTTTCCGATAGCAGCAGCTTTAGGTTTAGGGCTTTTCATTTGGAAGCTTATCAATAGAATTATTGATGGCATGGAGAGCAAGGTTGATGTCTTAGATGACAAGGTAGCTCAACAAATTAACCAAATGGAAGAAAGGCTTGGCACAAAATTAGATTCTCAACATGGCATACTGGTTGCTTTAATTGATAGAGTTCGTAGTTTAGATAACGAAATTATTCGTCAAGATACTTTAATTAAAACTATCCTTGGAGTTCCGCAATTAATCAACATTAACAAAATAGCCAAAGCAGATAGAGATGACCAAAGGAAAGATTAGTTTATTGTTGTTATGCGTATCTGTTTCAGCAGATGAAATGGTGCATCAATTTAAAAACCCTAGTTTTTCTGGTATTGGTACTTCTGCTCACTATTTAACCATTGAGAACCAACAATTTAATCGTAAGGAAGCTATTAAAGAAGAAATTAAAGCTTATCAGGAAGAACTAAAAAGAGAGGCTGAAAATACTACGCTGGCAAGATTTATTAGAAACTTAGAGTCAAGAATATATGCTCAACTCTCAAGACAGCTTGTTGAAAATTTGTTTGGTGAAACTCCAAACGAATCAGGAACCATAGAACTAGAAGGGAATACAATAGAGTATAGTAAAGATGGAGACTTTATAACTTTAAAAATAACTGATGCAGACGGCAATGAAACCATTATTACTTTACCCATTGGTAGTTTTACTTTCTAGTTGTTCTGTTTTAAGCAATAAAGCACCACCCATAACCGTTATTAAGCAGTCCGAGGTTGGCGTTCTTATTAATTTTGAACTGGCAAACATAGGCTTACCAATTATAAGACCCAGTATAGCTGTCTATCCAACTGGATTCACCGACCAAACCGGGCAAAGGAGAAGCAATAGTCAATTTGCTACTTTTTCTACCGCAGTTACGCAAGCTCCTCATGCTTATTTGATCCGTGCTTTAAAACATGCAGGAGATGGGAACTTCTTTGATGTGGTAGAAAGAGTGGGATTAGATAACTTAACCAAAGAACGACAGTTAATTAGATCTACTAGGGAGTCTTTTAAACAAGATACCGAGCTTCTTCCTTTAACTTTTGCTGGCATGATTATGGAGGGAGGGGTTATAGGCTATGAAAGCAATGTAAAATCCGGGGGACTTGGAGCAAGGTATTTAGGCATAGGGGCAACCAAACAATACCGACAGGACACTGTAACTGTTTCATTAAGAACAGTTTCTGTAAGCACAGGCAAAGTTTTGATAGAAGTTTTAACAACTAAGACTATTTTAAGTGTATCTTTAAACCAAGATGTTTTTAGGTTTATTTCTGATAATACAGAATTAGTAGAAATAGAAAACGGCATAGTAGAGAATGAATCTACCAACATTGCCCTTCAAAATGCAATCGAAACAGCAGTCTTAGAAACTATCAAAGTAGGGGAACAGAAAAATTATTGGAGACTAAAAAATTGAAAAAACTTTTTCCTTTATTATTAATAGGAACTTTGTTCGCCGACAATGAAATATATGTAGATCAAGTCGGTGCTACAGCAAATATAAATTTAGAACAACTTGGCTCATCAAACATTATTGGCGGATTAAATTCTATCGCTGGAACTCTTACAGCGTTTGATCTTGACGGAACATCCATGACTTTAGAAATTAATCAGATTGGTGATACCAACAAGTTTTTGGGTGATATTAATGCAGATAGTTTTACAGGTTTATTTGACTTTGATGGGGATGGTAACAACTTTACAATACAGGTAGACCCAACTAATACTTACGGTGCTGACAATGGAAATTTTAATGTAGATGTTGATGGGTCTTCTAATACTTTTACTTTGGATGTTGCAACTAATGACTTGGCAGCAACTTTGGATCTTGATTGGATAGTGCAAGGAGACAACAATACTTTTGATTTTGATATAGATTACGACTCAGCTACAAACTATGTGAATGTTGATGGAGATTCTAATACAATAAACTTTGATGCAGATGGTTACGCAGATGGATACTTTTATCTTGATCAAGCGGGCAACAGCAGAACATTTAACATAGAACAACAAAGCACATTAGCAAGTGATTGGCTCAAGATTGAAAGCACTGGTAGTAACGGTACTGTTTGTATCGTTCAAAGTGATGGCGGAACAACCACAAGCTGTTGATGTAGGTGATATTACAGAGCTAAACGGCTCTGCCCAAATAGTAAGAGATCAGTCTTACGAAGCTGAGCTAGCTTTTCAAATCCAACAAAATGATAAAGTTGAAACCAATGCTGGGCGTTTAGGCATTACTTTCATTGATAACTCTATAGTGCGTTTAACGGAACATTCTAAACTAACTATAGATGAATATGTTTTTGACCCCAATCCAAGCAAATCTAAACTTGCTCTTAATTTTGCCAGTGGCACCGCTAGATTTATTACGGGTGCACTAGGAACCATAGACAAAGAAAATATTTTAATTAGCACACCCACGGCTAATATTGCCATTAGAGGAACCGACTTTACTTGTACAGTAGATGAGTTGGGTAGATCTTTAATTGTTCTTCTTCCAGGACTTAACGGTTTAGCCAGTGGAGAAATATTGGTAAGCACCGCTTTTGGGACCGTTACTTTAAATCAACCCTACCAAGCAACTACTGTAAGCGTATATGAAAGCAGACCAAGCAATCCCGTAATATTAGATCTAACATTAGATATCATAGATAACATGTTAATTGTTAGCCCACCCAAAGAAAGCAAAATACTACAAGAACAATCAAGCTCTAACAGTAAAAATATTTTAGACATAGATTTTTTAGAGTTTGAAGAATTAGATCAAGACGCATTAAAAGAAGATTCTTTAGAGTTTACTGAGTTAGATATTAATTATTTGGATGTTAATTTTTTTGAAGACTTGTTAGCCATTATAGAAGAACTAGATGTTTTAAAAGAGGATCAACAACTCAACCAAAACCAAATAGGGACTAACATAGAAGGCACTAGCTTGGGACAAGATTTAGAAACTCAAATAGTTACTTTAGTACAAGGACAAACTGCATCTTTTAGGAGAGAGGTTGAACAAAAAGCAAGGTTGGATATTGATTCTGGAGGAGGTTATACTGTTATCTTGATTCAAAACGGAGTTACAAATACTATAAAAATAAATGGTGGCGGAGACTCTACCATAACTATAAAACAAGGATCATGAAAAAAAGTGTCATACTTTTATTGGCAAGTGTAATACTTGCTCTTCCATATGTTTACCAACCTGTCTGGTATGACACTTTAAAACTTAAAACCTTTGATAATTTTATTCCTAAAAAAAATCCATCTGGCTATTTTACGATTTTGAATATTACTGAAGCAGATGTTGTTAAAGAGGGCGGCTATCCTTTCCCAAGACAAAGACTTGCAGAAATTCAAAAGCGACTGTATGGCAAAGGTGCCATTGGCGTGGGTTGGGTTATGGCTTTTACTGAGCCTGATAGGTTTGGGGGAGATAAAGAATTTGCAGAAGCAATAAATATGACAGTGCCTACAGTATTTGCTATGTTTGAAAACGATACTAAATTCTATCCAAAAACCACAGGAACAGTAATTTTAGGTAATGATGCAGCAGGCTATCCTGCAAGGGGCGTAAGACAAAATATTATTTCGGGACATGAGGGTGTAGCATCAGCACCAGTGGATGTAGATAACTTAGTTAGAAGAATACCTTTGCTTATGAAATCTCCTGATGGCTGGATTCCTGCGTATGGAACACAAGTGTTAAAAATATTAGCGGGTGCAGATACCTACATTATTAGAACTAACGAAAATGGTATAGAAGAAATAACCGTAAAAGGTATACCACCAGTAAAAACAGATAGTCTTGGTCGTAAGTGGATATCTTGGGTAGATACCCCTGAAACTACTCTTGACGAAATGGATGTCGAAAACAAATTCGTTTTTGTAGGGGTAACAGCACAAGGTGTAATGCCACAAGTGGCAACGCCAGCAGGCTTATTAGAACCGCACAAAATCCAAGCAGCACTTGCCGAATCCATTTTGATAGAAGATTCTCCATATATTCCTGATTATAGTCTAGCTACAGAGTTATTTATATTTTTTATATCCGTGGCATTGGTTTGGCTTTGCCTTAGTTACTTTGGTATTGCCTTAAGTGCAATAAGTTTTTTATTTATTTTGGCTACCCAAATAGTTGTTGGCTCAACTCTTATTAAGAATGGATTGTTAATAGATGTAACTTGGGCATTCATCTCTAGCTTTATTGTGGGCACATTAGCTTTTTATCTAAGATTTAAAGAACAATTTAAACTTAGGCAACAAATTAAAAAACAATTTGAACACTATCTTGATCCGAGGCAAGTTAAACAACTGCAAAAGAATCCTGACTTACTAAAACTAGGCGGAGAAAAACGGGAATGTACTTTTCTTTTTACTGATTTAAGGGGGTTTACAGCTTTATCAGAAAGCGTATCACCAGAACAAGTAACTTATATTATGAACAAGGTCTTAACCGTGCAACAAAATGCGGTGCAAAAATATGAGGGGATGGTGGATAAATACATAGGAGATGCAATGATGGCTATATTTAATGCTCCTTTAGATATGATGAACCATGAGAAAAGGGCGGTAGAGTGTGGAATGGAAATAATTAAAAAAATAAAAATATTAAATCAAGAACTACAATCTGAAAACTTGCCGGGAATAGCAATAGGTATAGGGGTTAACACTGGTGAGGCTATCGTTGGAAATATGGGCAGTGAAAATAGATTTGACTATACAGCTATAGGTGATGCAGTTAATACAGCAGCAAGACTTGAATCTGCTACTAAAGAATGTGGAGTAGATATTCTTATTGGAGAGACTACAGAGTCTAAGTGTGGGTATCATTTAAAACAATTAGAATCTATAATGG